GTTACAGGGCTGCTTTGGGTTGCCAAGGTTTCAAAGTCTTGTGCTATAACAGGCGTTGGTACGAATATCTTACCATCCGTGCCAATTGTAGCATTGTTGCCGGGGTCGCTTGAAATCGGCGGGGCAATCACGCCAGCCGGAACAGGAAACAGCGTTGTTACAGGGTTAGCACCGCCAAACAAAAACTCATAGACGGGGTTTGAACCGCCCGCTATCCGGTTAGCAAAGTATTTAATTACCAGCCTATCTGTCGCTAAAAAATCTCCGTTGTTTACGAGGCAGTTGGCCGTAAACTGCGTGTATGCACTCGTAGAAATAGGCGGCGTTACATTGGACGTTCCTATCAAGGTTTCCGTTCCGCCTGCATCCCTGTGGTACACCTCAAAATAAAACTCGGCCGTGCCGCTTCCGGAGGTGCGGCGTATTTCTCCCGTAGTCGTTATGGTTACAACTCCCGGATTTCCCACAAACACACCCGGCGCGCTGACCAATGCGCCCGCCGCTTGGCCGAAAGCCGTTATTGCACCCGTGCTTACATCCACGGCAGGGTTATCGTATGAAGGATCAACCGTGCTTATCACTAACTTAGTGTACCCTACCACATCCGAAGCCGCCGTAGTCGCATAAAATGCCGCGTTCGCAGGCGGAGGTGGCACATATATTTTTAGGTCGCTTCCAAGGCTGGCCGTGTTCAGCGCGTCCGTAGAAATCGGCGAAATAATCCAGTTTAAAACTTGGTTTAGCGGCGTTAGTATCCCCGCGAAAAAATCACCAAAGCTGCTTACGTAGGTTTTCCAGCCTGTGTTGGTTTGAAGGTTCGGGTTTCCCTGCCCCTCCCACGTCTGCCTAATGAGGTAATCATTTGTTTCATTTGCCGCGTTTACGTTTTCCGGCAGTTGATTTATTCGTTTTTGGCTCATATCGAAGGTAGTATGTAATCCCCCGTGGGGCTTGTTATCAATGCTTCACCCAATGGGCTTGTCGTTAATATTCCGGCGGGCAAAATAACCCGGTTACGCGTCTTGCACGCATACTGAACAAAACATTCCTCGCGGCCTATCAACACCACGTTTAAGTCAATGTAAACCGCCACATGGTCAAGCCGCTGCACGGGTATATTGGCGTAAATCTCCAACACTTCGCGCGTGTTAGTGTTTACGGCGGTTGCCTCGGTGAACGCGCGGGAAATCCCCAACACTTGCCGAAGCTGTGGCATGGTAGCCCGCACCAATGCAGCCCGCATATTTTGCGCTAATATTTCGGGGCTTTGCGGCGCGTCATCGTCGTAAACCTTTCGGCCACTCCATGCGTAAAAGCGCACGGGGATAGTTTGACGTATTATGCGGTCGTTCTCGCGTGGGCTTTCCAAGTCCTCCGTGGTGGTTTCGCCATTTCGCATAAACCAAGCCACCCCGTTATGGGGGTCTTGCTCACTTACGCTGACAGCGTTGTCCCTTCCAATGTAATAAACCGGAAACTCGCGCTCGTCCTTATTGACCAGCTCACATAAGCCATAGGCGTTACTTATTAACCCCGTGGCTTCTACGCTTGGCAATAATTCGGAAATGACCTCTGCAATCATGTGGCTAAGGTACAAATTATTTAAAGGCGTTGTTCCACAAAGCGGAAATGCGCGCGCGGTGGTTTACCTTTTCGTTTATGCTTAGCTTAAACGCGTTGGGGTAGTTTTTCAGCAGGCCGTCTATTTTGCCCTGTGGGTTACTTTCATCCGCCTTTATCGCAAAGATTGCCACCATGCGGTTAGGTTCTTTGAGCAGCGTTGGGAACTTACCATATCTTAAAAAAGCGCGGTTGAAGTTGCCAAAAAGGAACAGCCTAAACTTACCCGTTCGCCGCATCTTAACCTTAAATTCGGCATAGCCGCCCTTATAGTACCTCGATTTATATGGCTTACCCGCTTTCTTTCCCGTTTCAAAAACAGAGCGCGCCACCTTTGGTTTGCCGTATGGCTTGCCCAATGGCTTAACCTTGATAGGGCCGGCATCAACTGGTATGTATGTTGGCTTCGTGCTGTACTTGTCAATAGGCCCGCCTGTCGCGTCCAATCCATTGTTAAATATCCTGTCCGCTTGGTCTACAATGGTCGCGCTTATGGCGTCAGTAAACGCTTTGCCGTCCTCCAATTCCTTAACCGCCTTGTTGATTTTTTGGATATACTGCTGAATGGTCATGGCCATACCCAAAGGTACAAAAAAAGCGGGGCTGTTACACCCCGCCAAAAACGCATAAAAACAAAACAAAACAAAAACCATGAACAGCCAAAGGTAACTATTTTTTTAATGCAGCCTTACGGGATATGATTAGTTCGTTTTCCAAGAACAGGGTGTATTCGATAAAACAAAAGTCGTCGTGAATGTCCAGCCGCGATATGCTACCAAATAGCCGCCTAATTTGAGCGTTGCTTATCTTGGTTTCAGTTGTTGCCTTATGCTCCAGCCAAGCGCAATACACCACCAGCTTGTCCAGCGCACCTATCCGCGCTTCCTTATGGAAGTCCTGCCTTAGCTTCTTACGCTCGGCGTAGTTTTCGGAAAGCAAAGTGTACCTATTCATTTTCGCGGTTTTGAATTTCCCGATTTAAATACCACGCGGCTTTGCGTAGGTCTTCCAGCGTATCGCCCTTCTTTCCCGCGCGGGATAGGTACTTAACCACGTTGCCAAGGTTAAAGCCTAAGTGCCATGCTTCGATAACTTTAATCGCTTCGTATGGGTTGGATTCGCCGCCGTAGTGGGATGGGTGGTTTACTTGGTTGCTCATGGTTTACGTTTTCACAAACCTACAAAACTCCCCACCAAGTGCCAAGACATTAACACCTTTTAACACGCTCAACGCTCAACCCACCCCGCATTGTTTGCCTGTAAGTCGTACCTAAGCGCGTCCAAAGCATCCGCCCGCTGGTGCACATTCGCCCGGCTGCTCTTGTCTATCTCCGCCCCGTTCTTTGCCTTTACAAACTCGCAATCCATAATCAATGTCGCACACTTCGGCGAAATCTTAATATCCGGAAACTTCGCAAATATCGCATTGCATAACCGCCTGCTCTCCACCAACGGCGGGTTAGATGACGGCACGTTCATTTTGTTGTAACCAACCCGTAAGTACTGCGCTACCTCTGTCCAATAATTTACGCCCGGTCTACTTATGACCGACTGCGCACGCCCGCTGGCATCCCCCGTAACGTAGTATAAGTTACGCTCCGCCGCTTGCGGTGTCCTTTGCCGTATGGCCTCACATAATGCCTCAATGTAGGTTCTACTCCCCACCTCGGTGTCTCGCATCACCACCTCGTCAAAATAATGCACCCATGCCTGTCTACCACCGCCGCCGCGCTGCGCTAACACCGCTACGAATGGCGATACGTTAAAGTCAATACTGACATAAACGGGTAGGTCCGGCACATACTCCACTTTCCCCACGTGCCTACTTCGGTCAAAAGCATAAAGCCAATTTCGCCCCGACATGGTTACGCGCTTCGCCAGCACCTCACGATCAAACCAAAGGTCATCATATCGCTCCCTCAATCCTTCCACATACCCTTCCGGTAGGTTCGCCGCGTTGTCGTATGTCGTGCTAATCACATGAGGTATCGGATTCTCCCCGTAAATTAAGTTGTCCATGCCGGGGTTATTCGCTGGCGGCGTCATTGTCCATAGCGTGTTTGGGGTCGCGCTTCCGGACATACGCCCCAGCACCACGTTAAGGCTCTCAACGGGTGCGTCCTGTACTTCATCCCCCCAGCACCAGCCTAACTCAATACCGCGGATCATGGTTTCAATCGAAAACACAATAACCTGCGCACCATTTGCGAACGACCAAACGCCGTCATGCCTGTCGAACTTGGACTTGTAACCAAAGAACCTTTCGGGGTCTTTTCCGGTAACGTAGTAAACTCCTCTATGCAGCCCATAATAATCCAGCACCTTGATGAACTCGCTTAGGGTAGCTTGGTTTAACTGCTTGTTAGTGTTGGAGAATATGCCGCCCTTTTCGTTTGGGCGCGACAGGATGTTGCGCAATGCCCAATGGCTGCCCGTTATGGTCTTACCTCCCCTAATCCCCCCAACAAACGCAAAAAGCCTATACTTTAGGCTTTCAGTTAGGGTTTCGTTCTGCTTTAGGTTTAATATAAGGTCATTCAGCATTCGGCGCGTGTACTTTAAATATTATTTCGCTTGGCATCTTGGCTCGGTCAGCATTCGGGTTTAGCCCGTCTACCTCCAACATATCTACCAAGGTGCGCGCAGCGGTTACGCGTGCCAATTCCGAACGGCCGCGCTCGGTTACAAATCTCAATGTGTTCTTAGCGCGTTCCCTGTCGGTCAATAGGTGGTCTTCCCATACGCCCGCTTCGGATTTCAACAGGGCTACCAATTCAGAAATAGAACAAGGGCCACCCTTTGCTGCCGTCCTCCCAGCGGCTGCAATTAGGTCGCCCTTGCAAACTGCCGACCACACTATGGCATAAGCCTCACGCGCGGTCATAATCTTTAAAATGGTAAGCCTCCGTCATCCACCACTTGGGGCGTAACTACCGCATCATGGATGTACTCGTTACGCTTGTCCACCACGGGTGCCTGTGCAGGCGCGGCGGCATCCTTCACGTAGGTATTTAGCTTCAATGTGTGAGTGCTGTACTTGCCCGGCTCTTTCATTGGAATAGCTTCAAGTTTAATGGTCTTGTGTACCACGCCAGCCTTATCCGTCCACTCGCGGATTTGTGCTTCGCTTTGGCCTTGTGCGGCCTCTCCCAAAATTACCCTTAATTCGGTCAAGTCAAGCTCAATGCTGACCACTTGACCAATTTTCGTTTGTCTGATTGCGGCTTGGCCGCAGTACATTTTTGCCATGATTTCGTGTGTTTCGGTTTATATTAGTTTGAAACAAAGTTAAGGTTTTTTACTTTGCGTACCAAGGTTTCTTTAAAATTCCACTCCAGCATGAAGCCTGCGTGAGCAAGTACCCCCGTTTCCTGCGCGTGTCGCATGGCCGAATCTATCTCCGGTTCGCTTACCCTGTACCATCGCTCAAACTCCATCGCCTCGATGTTTCTTAAACCCCTTTGGTAGGCTTCAACGCTTATTTCTTCATCCATGGGGATATGACTTTTTGGAAATCCTCTAACGAATATACGACGTGTATTTCAGTTCCCCGCGCACCCCAAAAGCGATTTAAGTTTTTTTGACTTTGGGATAGCCGCCCGCCGGGTGCTTTCACCTCAATCGGCACGAAGTGATTAAAGCCGATATGAACGATTAAATCGGGTGCGCCGGGCATCAACCCTAACGCCGCCATCCTTCCGGCCTCCTGCGCGCTCCTTTTGCCCTCATTTGGGATGTGTATAAGGTCGGCGGCTCTCGCTGGGTAGGTCGTCTGCCACCACTTAACAATTTCCGCTTGGATGTGGTCTTCGATGCGTTTCATAAACTATGCTTGATTTTCTGTTTTTGTTCGGCCACCAAATAAAACAAATTTTTCCATTCCACCAAATTGTAACAGATTGTAACAGATAAAAAAAATCTGTTACAGCCTACAACCCCCGTCTTTACTATATAATATAATACTCTGTAACAGGTAACAGAAAATATTAGTAAACATTGTATAGAAATGGTTACAACTATATGTTGTAAGATATATACCCTAATAGAAACTTAATAATAAATAGTAAAATTTGGTACTTTGAATACCCCTATTTTTTATATAGTTTTTGAAATGTCGATATCTGTTACAGAAACGCGGGGAACGCCCGTGGGAGTAGGGCTGTAGCGTGTAACAGCGAAAAAATATCTGTTACAAAACCCTTGTAACGCATTGAGGCTGCGAGGCTTGGAGTGTAACAGTAAAAAAACACACTGTTACAAACTTTTATCGGAAAAAAACGGGTTAAAATATGGCGGAAAATGGGCGTAAAGGGCTGTGGGGGAATGGCTTGCGAGTTGCAATTTATCGGAAAAAACGCGGTGGTGTGTAAATTTAAAATTGACAAAAATAGGCTGTTGAAAAAAAGTAAAAAAAAGTGCAAAAATCGTTTGAAACTTTTACCGAAAATACAGGGGCTGGATATATACCCCATAAAAGTTGTAACCATTACTCAAAAAACGAGTAAGCAAAAAGGGGCTATTATAAGCTGGTTTTATGGGTTGCTGGCAAAAGATAAATAAAACTTATATATCGCGAGGCGTGCCAAAGGGTAAACTATATTATAGGACACAAAAAAGCCCCCTAAGTGGGGGCTGCTTATTAACACTTGGTGTATATGTCGCAGGATTCGTCCTCAAAAAGTTCCTTCTGTATTGCATAATTTTCCGCATCGTTTTTAACTATGCCATTAAAGTTTTTGGATTCCCGTAAAATGTCCTGCACGCTTCTTTCGCCTCTAAAAAACTTAATGTTTTGCGGAATTGGTTTTCCTTCTTTATTATATCTTTCAACCCTTTGTGGAGGGAAATAGTCTCCATATTCTTGCTCCATTCTTGCCATGAAGTCAAACTTTTCCGGTGATTCCTTGGCTATCTGCCATAGCTTCTTATCCGACTTTTTCCAGCAGGTAGCGCAGTTGCCCTGGTAACCCTTTAGGTTTAATCTAAAAGGCATTTGCTTCCAGAAAAAATTAACCATTGGCTTTGTTGCAGGAAGCATTTTGGGGTCAATAAGCGGGTATATAATTCGTAGTTTTTTTCTTTCTGCGTTCATTCGGTCAAACTCGTCTTTTCTGATGCCAATAGCGGTGTCATATTTTTCTGTTTTAAAATAATCCTTGCAAAAGGCGCGAATTGGTGTTTGCTTTAACTCTTTGCTGCATTGGGGTGAGGCTTGGTTTGGTATGCCATACTTTTTGATAAACTGCTCAAAAACGTACCCGTTTCTATTTGCGTTTTCAAAATTTGTTATTGTATATGTGGTTCCAACGCCTGCATGAAAAATAACTTTAGCCTCTACCCAATGCACATTTAGGCCAAAGTGCTTGTCGCATTTATCAACAAACTCTAATGTCTGCTCATTTTCAAGACCAGTGTTTGCAAACACAAAAACGATGTTTTCGTAACCAAGTTCTTTATAGTGCCTTTTAAGCCATTGGCCCATGTATGCGGACGTTTCGCCGCCCGAAAATGAAACTAATAAATTTTTCATGTGGCTAATTTAGTGAAACAATGTGTGATTACTTAGTTAAAAAATGTTACAAAAAAGCCCCATTGAAGGGGCTAAAAAATGGGGGTTGGGTAGGTTACTTCTTACGGCTTCCCTTCCACTTGGCAATGGCTAAACCGCGATTATCGGTGGTGTTAATGATGACCACGTCATACCATTCCCGAAGCCATGCGCAGAAGGCCGCTACGTCCAAGATGTGGATAGCATCGTGGAAGATATAAGTGGTGTTGGGGTTTCCGCAGGTGCGCTCGTAGCGTTGAAACTCATCGCGCTGCCGCTTAAACTCATGCACGCTGTCAAAGAAGATAATGTCTGCTTTGGGTAGCTTGGGCGCGAGTGCGATGCTATCGCCGACGTACACGGTTACATTGGGCGGCATTGGTGGTAATTCCGGAGCGATGTCCACCACATGGATGTCCAAGCCTGATGCGGCCAGCTGGGTAGTTGTACCCCCCCGAAAACAGCCTACTTCGATAATGGTTTTGGCCTTAGTGTTGGCTGCAATAGCGAGAATTAGCTGGGCGATTTCCGGTTCGCTTGACCAAATCGCTGGGCGGTTGGTAGCGGGGTCTGCTGGGCGGTAGCCCACGGGCGTAGCTGGCGCGATGTCCGCGTCTTGGTCTATGGCTGGTTTTTTCTTTGCCATTATATTTGGTTTATTGGTTACAAAGTGTAGAGGTGTTCTCCCTAAACCATTGCACGTCTATGCCGTGCTTTTGGAATAGTTCGACCAACAGGGCGGTATGCTTTCGCACGTAATCATGGTGAACCATGTCGGGGTACATTTCAGATCCGCTTGGCGTGTTGTCTACGCCGATAAGGATTAGCTTGGTAGCCCCATGCGAAACGGCGTAAAACATGGCTAAATGCAGGATGCTCCAAAAGTTCGGGTATAGTGCCTTGGTGTCGTGGTTTACGGCGGATATTACAAAGTTTTCAATCCACTCCAAAGGTATTTCTTTGCGCTCTATTGTCTCTCGGAATTGTCCGTTTTTAATCCAATGCGGTGTGCGGTGGTTTGTTCCTTCAAAAGAAGGGTAACAAGCGATTGTGCGTTCGGGGAAAAACCCGGTCAGCTTGAACATATCGATAACTACGTCATGGCCCGACATGGCGAAATCGGTGTGAAATGCGAGGGCAGCTTGGTTTAGGCCGATTGTAGTGCCGTCTACAAGGTGCAGGTGTTGGTATGCGGAAGGGTGTTTCCCGATAATGGTTGTGGTCATGCTAAAATTATAGGCATTAATAAAAACTCTGCGTTTTTGGATTTGATAATAAGCGGGCGGTTTGGTTCGCCGTGGGCTATGGTTATGCTTGGGGTTTCGATGGTGCGCAGGATGTCGGCCAAAAAGCGGCCATTCACGCCGATTTGTTTTGGTCCGGAAGGTAGGGTAAAGCCCTCGCTTGCCTCTTTGTTTAAGTCTATGTCAAACGCGGTTAGGCATTGTTTCTCGAAGTCAAAAATAATGAGGTTGGTGGAGTTATTGGCATAGGGAAGTACGCGGCGAATAGCGGTTGAAAGTTCGGCGGTGTCGGCTTGAAATTCGGCATTGTGGGAAGGGAAAACGGCTTGGTATTTCGGGTAGTTACCGGAAATTAACCGCGCGTAAATAGTCGCGTTAAAGGCTTCTATTTTGATGTGGTTGTCTGCTTGGGTAACGGCGAAGTTTGAGCGTATAAAGTCTTGGGTTAAGCGGATAGGCTTAACGGGTAGAATGATGCCGGAAAGCGGGTGGTCTTGGCTAATTTTTGCGAGGCGTGTGGCGTCGGTTGCAGCGATTTCGTTTTCGCCGAAGTATATGCCAGACATGACGGGGCGTAGTTCGTCTTTGCCCACCATGTTTGAGCAGTATTGCATGGCCGATGCAAAAACCTCCGAGGACACTTGGAGTGGTGTGCCGACCACGGATGGTGCGCTTGGGAAATCTTCCGCTGGGTAGCACGGCATTTTGTATTTACCCTTGGCTGTTTTTAAGAGGATGTAGCCCTCATGCTGGGTGATGGTTGGGTTTTCGATTTGCTTTAAAGCCGAGATTAAAGCGGAAGCGTTTACTTGGCAGTTCAGCTCGCTGGGCAGCGGTGCGACGATGTGCGTTTGCAGGTCGGTTGCCTCCACTTGGTTGTTCCGGAAGCAAAGATTTTGGGTTGCGGGGATGGTTGTTGGGGCAGCTGCCTTGGCTACGTTTGAAAGTAGGCTGGTAATGTCGTTTGTGGTGTTCATGGTGTAGTGGCGTTTAATTCGGTAAAGTTAAAAAATCTTCGTTAGTTAAAGTGTTATAGGGTGTTAAACCCGGCAAAGCCACTTCGCGCCCAATTAAACCGAGGTCGGCGGTGTTTACTAAAGACACCTTCCACATACGCTTTACCATTGTTCCGGTACGCTTTAGGTTTTGCTCAAAGCCTAAAGATGTTAGCACGCGCCCAATTTGCTGGGGGTTGACTTGGTCAACGCGGTACTTCATTTTCATGAGCGCGAGTATTTCGGAGGATGAAAGGTACTCCACTTTTTGGCCGATTTGCGGAAGGTCTACAATTAAAGATACAAGGTCTTGGGCGGCGGATGTAACGGCGTATGCGGCGGACACCATATTTAAAAACTTCATTTCCTCCCGTGTAAGGTGGTGTGGTTTGCGTAGTTCCTCGGTGTCGGCTTTGGTGTATTCAGTTACAAGCTGCGACCAAAGTGCCTCCCGGTCTATTTTTTCCATGCCTTTCTGGTCAATTTCGGTAATGGTCATGGGAACAAAGCGGCGGTTGCCTGTGGGGTCGTCAATGATTTGGGTTTCGTTTGACGTGCCAATCCAAGAAGCGATGCGCTGGAGCTTCTCGGTGGTGGCAGCGTAGGGTAAGCGGATTGTAACGTAATCCAATGAAAGCACCTGCTTAAGCGTCTTAAAGTCGCGGGTGGTTTTGCCGGAAAATTCGTCGTCCAAAAGGATAAGAAATTCGTTCATTTTCATTTGGTCGTCTTTGCCCATTCCAATGATGCCGCTTCCGAAAAGATAGCGCATGGACTTGGGTAAAAGTTCGCGTACGAATACGGTCTTGCCTATACCGCCAGCCCCGCAAAGAATAGGCATAAGTTCATTGTGGTGGCCTTGCATTGAGCCTACCACGCCCAATAGCCATTTGCGCAGGAAAACCTGTTTGTAAATGCCATGCTGGCACGTTGTGCCGTAGGCTTTATCTTCCTCCACTTTGATGCAGTCGATAAGTTGTGCCACTACGTCTTTTCCCTCGTAGCCTTGTTTTTCTGCGATGAAGTCCGCAAACGGGTGAAATGTTGGCGTGTTTTCAGAGTTGATGTACGCCTTAATGTCTTGGATTTTAACTTTTGGTTCGATTTGCTTGAGGCGGACAAACATGGAGTTGATTTCCTGCTCCCCGATAAACTTGTGGTGCAGCGGGTCTGCCTTACAGTAGATGCGCTGTGTTACGCCGTTTCGGTAGAGGTCGAAGTTTGAAATAATAAACTGCCCAATTAAGTCCATAGCGTTGCCTGAAACCTTGGATGTTTTGGCGGCTTCGAGTGCTATTTTGGCATTATCTTCGGAAATGTTTACGCCCACGGCCGCGAGAGAGCCTACGAGGTCTTGTGTGGTGTTGGTGGTTTTGGAAACGCGCTGCGCTTGGGCGTCAATCATGGCGCGTTCGGGGGACACGGTGCGAATGCCGTGTTGTGCTGCGATGTAAAAAAGTGAACGAATTGATACGCGTTTAGACGAATTGCGACCGCGTAAGAGGGAGTCGTACTTTTTGTTGGTTGTGTTTTCGTTGTACTCCGGGTGGTTTTGGGAAAGGATGTGGTAAAAGTTCCGACCATTTTCGCCGTACTCGTCGGCGATTGCGAAGCCAACTTTTAGCCAATCTTCGTAGGAGGTGGTGATGTCTATGCCGAGGTTTTGGATTTGGCCGATAATGTACTCTACATCGCTGTCTTTGGAGTAGGGTACAAAGTCCGCTTTCTTTTGGGTCTTGGGCGGCTTAATGTCGAAAACAACGGCGTTAAGGTTTATGTATGGGAGCCCGTCGTGGGTAATAAAGCGGAAGCGGGAAATGTTTTTACACGCGGGGTCGCAGGTGATGTTATACTCTTTGCGTAGGTAAGCCGAAATTTGAATGTATGCTTCCGCGTAATCGTCTGTGGTTATCCGGAAAACCGCGCATAAGCCATTTCCCGAAACGCTGAAAAATGCGCCCGCTACAAATTGGTCATGACAAAGCTGTTCCTTGAGAAGTTGTAAATCGCCGGAGAAGTCGTCTATGTCCATGCCAATTAGGCCGGACTTGGTTATGATGCTGTCGTCGCTTTGGCCGGAAAACGTACCCGAGAGGCGTACGCCGGGCAGTTTGGTTTTGGCTTCGCGGCGTTCTGCCTTGTCGCTTATGGCTTGGATTTGCTCTGCGGCTTCCTGCCACTCTTGGTTGGTTTGGACATTGTCTATAAAATCTTCGAAAGTCATGTTGTGCGAAGGCTTGGGAGCGCGCACGTTTGGGTAAAAAGATAGGTTGAAGTTCATGGTTGCTTTGGCGTTATTCGGTTACTCATTAATAATTTTTTCCTTGCCTTTCCAAGGGATGTTTTTTTGCGTCCTCCATACCCACCCAGCGGAATAGCCCCGCATGGTAGCCAGCTGCTGTAATGCCTTTCGGTATTCGGCGGGGTTTTGGGCTACGGATGCGAGCCTATGGGCTGCGGCTTCGGGTCGCATTTGCGCCGTGGCGGAATTGCAAATTTCGACAAATTCTAACACACTTGGGCGGTCGTCTAAAGAAACAAGTTCAGTTTCTTCGGCATTGCCCGTGTGTGTTGTGAAAACCCAGCCGCAAGCGGTGCAAACTTTGGCTTGAATGGGGTTAATAATAAAACAGGATTTACACACCTTCATGGGTGCGACACCTTCGCTGGGTGCTGGCGGTGTTCCGTCAAGGTTAAACTCTACGGGGGATTCCCAGCGGCCATGCCGTAGGACGTTTCCCCCAAAGTCCAAAACCCAAAAGGCTGTTTTGCCGGGCGCGGACCTACCACCCCTGCCCACCATTTGCATATAGAGGGCGCGGGATAGTGTAGCGCGGTTTAAGATTACGCATTGGATGTCGGGGAGGTCGTAGCCCTCTGTAAATAATGCCACGTTGCATAGGATTTGGATTTGCCCTTTCCGGAATAAATCTAACAACCTTGCACGTTCTTTTGGTGGCGTTTCGGCGTCTACATGCGCGGCGATGTAACCTGCAGCTGCAAATTCATTTACTAACTTTTGGCTTTGCTCCACGCTTGATGAAAACGCTATCGCTTTGGCCTCCGGACACATTTGCGTGAAGTTTCTTACCACGCCTGCAAATACTTTGGCCTTGTCCCACATTGCCGCCATTTGGCGCGGGTCGAAATCGCGGCCAGCTTTTTTCAGTTCGGCGAAATTCAGCTGCGAGGGTACGCGGTACATAGGCGGGGATAGCCTGCCGATGTCTATGAGGTGTTGTGTTGCTGGCCCTTCGACAATAGTGTCGTAGATTTCGCCCAGCCCCTGCGCGTCTAAGCGGTATGGCGTGGCAGTTAGCCCCAGCACATAGGCTTTGGGGTAGGCTTCGATTAACTTTTTGTAGGTGTCTGCAATGCTTAGGTGCGCTTCATCAATAACGATGAAGTCAGGGCGTTTGATGCGTCCGCCGGATCTGTTCCATTTTTGAATTGACGTGCAAATTTCGGGAGGTGCGCCTACGTTAGCGAGTGAGCCGCGCGCTTGGTCAAGTAGTTCGTTTCGGTGAGCCACCCACATGAGCGAGCGTCCTTTTTCGGCTGCTGCCTTAACCATTGTGGCGGCGGTGTAGGTTTTGCCGCTGCCGGTTGGCATGGTCAGTATGACGCGGCGGTGGTTTAAAAAGGCGGCGCGTGTATCGCTAACCGCCTTTGTTTGGTAGTCGAAAAGCATTAGCCGCGCTGATATGTTTCGATTTCCGGAAACTTTATGGCGTGTTGGCAGATGTCCGCCAGTTTGCAGGACTTGCAATTTTTCCACGTTGGGCTTGGAGCGAAGTCCCCTTGGGCTATGGCTTCGCGCACGGCATTAAACCGATCGTGCATATCTTCAAGGTCGGCTTGGGTGAGTAGCACCTGCACAAGCCTAAGCCACGTTTTACCAACAATTAGGTAGTAAAATCGGCGGTATGGCGTTCCCATTCCCCACACGTAGGTGGCGGGTTGGAGCAGGTCGATTTTGTCCATGTCCCCCCACCCGTGCCATTTGTCATCTTCTTTAGTTTCGGTGAATTTGATGTCAATAATGGCGGGTTTGCCGTTTACTTCGCTTTCCGCGTCAATGTGTCCGGTGATGCCGTCTTTAATGAAAACGCTGCCGTTTCTAAGAAAAATGCCGTGGTAATCCAAAAACGCTTTGGTAGCTTCCACGCGTTCATCAATCATGCGCTCGTCTGCGGAAGCCCCGCCACTTTTAAGTTTAGGCAGTTCGGGTGTTTGACCGTGTAGGGTTTTTTGTCCTGTCAGCTTATACTCAAAAACTTGGCCGAGTAACTGCGCATCGCTTGGCGGCGTTTCGTTGCCGTCAATATAGATGAGTTTCCAATAGTGCTTACACGCGGGTGAATGGTAGTGGTTTACCCCTTCGGGGGTTGTTTGGGTTGCAGCTTCCCAAGTTTTAACGGCTGATTGTGATAGGTTCATGGTTGTGGGGTGTTGTAGGTTTCGGTGTAGTATTGCTCAAAATCTTTTTTGGATGCCAGACCCTCAAAATAATCTGCTTCCATAAAGGCGTCTTCAAGCTGCTGCTTCTCCAATTCTTTGGCTTGGTTTATTGCCTCTATCGTTTCTTGCGACATACTCAAATGCCTCATAACGTAATCTGCTAACCAATACACCGCAGTTTGTCTTTTGTTGTTCATGATTTTCGTGTTACGCATTAATTGGCCCTTCAATAATTTCCTTCACGCGCTTGTCGGGTGCGTGGCCGTGCTTAAATTCTCGGTTGAGGTTTCGCCCAAAGATATTCCCCAAGGATTTCACCGCGTTTTTGAAGGCTTCGGTCTGAATATTTGGGATTGTTCCCTCTATTGACGTTGGCTTTATTTTTGAGAAGTCTAATGGTTGCGCACCCTTTTCAAGTTGAAAAGCCTTGGCAGCCATTCCGCTTCGGGTAATCCAAACATTGGCCACCCAGTTATACACAGATACTTCAACAGTTACAGTATATCCATTGGCTACATTTTGTTGGTGTACCACTTTGCGATTCCACAAGCCTCGGAAAATTTGGTCTAACTTGGCTTCGATAAAGCCAATTTCTTGATATACAACTGGCGTACCATCTTCTTTTTTTAGGTACTTATGTGCCTTCACAAACCGCTTGTCAGGTTGTTCACCCAGCATGGTTAAGAGTTCATCGAGTTGCTGCATGGCTTGTGTGGCAGCGGCAGCGTCCGGTAGTTTTTGGATTTCGGTAGTGATCATAATTCAACTTGTGTTTTGGTTTGTAAAGTTGTTTTGCCGTAAATAAATTCCAGCATTTCGGGTATTTGGCAGTTAAGCATATTTGCGGTGAAGTGCAGGAATGCGTATGAGTAAGCAGGGCCAACCATAGATACGTCATTCACCCAATTATAGAGCGTTTTTCGCGATATTCCAAAGCGGTCGGTATATTGCTTGTGGTGTCGTAAGATATGCGCTTTAGTGCCAGCTTTGAGGGTCATGGCGGTAAAGTGCGCGGTTGTGGTTTTTACTTGTGTCATAGGTTAAGGCTTTTAAAAAGTTCTTTTTTGTCCTGTGGTAAGCGGCGGATAAGCTCCATGATAAACGTGGTGGTGTCCATTTCTTGGTCATCCACGAAGCTAACCGCGTGGTAAGCGGTTTGGACAAACTTCATGGCGGTGTCGGCTTCCAGCCCGCTGCCTTTGGATAGGCAGATGTTAAGGTTAAGTTCCTTTGTTTCAACTTCAAGGTTGATGCCGTCGAATGGGTTAATTCTGATGTTCATGGGTTTGTGGTGTTATGTGTAAAACATTGTTTGTCGGCGTAGCATGTGGCTACGTTCAAAGCAATTAGTGCAAAAACTGCAACAATTGCGATTAGTGCTTTTTTGGTGTTGTTCATGGTGCGGTAAATAGGCGGGGTTTTTACGCCCCGCCGTTGGTTTTTATTTAAAATCTATTGATTTTTCGGCAATCGCAGTATTAGAGGCAAGACAATAAACACCGGAGGTACTTACATAGTCTATTGTGTAAATTTTGCCATCCATTATGTATGCTGTTGTTATTTCAGAGATATTGCAATATTGCTTTTGGCAATGTGCAAGTAAACCATTATATAGTTTACCATTCTTGGGAGAGGTTTTCGTTGTCATGGCGTTTTGTTTTTGAATTATTTATATGACAAAAGTAAGCCCCATTGTAATATCTTACAATAGGGCAAACGCGCTTAATTCTTAAAAAGTGTTAAAATCTGCTACGCCTGCGGCATTATCGCATAAACTCCCCAGCTATCAAATGTTACGCGCGTGTACCAAGACGACCTGAACGAGGCTTTATTCACGCGCCCGGCGTTCCATTGCAGGGGTATGGCCTGCACTTCGCCGGGAATAATAACGGAAATATGTCCGCTTTGCCTGCGGTTTTTGTTACGCGCTACGATAATAGCAAAGCCCCCTTTATTCACGATTTCCTGCGCTTCCACAATGTCTGTACGCCCCCACCCAAACAGCCTACCATGAGAAATAAACCAATCATGCAGGGCGTTTGCGTTAAGTTCTACGCAGTTTTTGCCGTAAACTGCCGCGGCGTCTTTGCGCGTCATGGCCTCAATAGTCCACCATACGCGCGGGATGTAATGCCCTGCCAGCGTAGCGAAGTCGTGCGCTGCTACATTGCAAAACGTGCTTGTCTTGGTAGGTGCATAGCGCGGGTTTCTTTCCACGTCTAACCATCCTGCGATTTGCGCGTGGCTTTGTTTAGCATCCGCAAAAGAGTGCGCGCGCTGCATGGATGTTGCCGCCGTGATTCGCGGCGATAAAAAACATCGGTTCATATACAAGGTGTGTTGGTAATTTCGATTCCCCAATGGTGCGATTCATTCATGCCTTGTGCCAAGACATAAACCACCGCGCCATATGGTTTAAGGTGTATGCTTACGACCAATCTCTTAATCGGCTCTTCGTCTGTTTTGAGGTAGACAATATCACCGATTTCGTGTTCAAGAATGTGTCCCGTTTGCGTTACTTTCATGGCTTACGGAATATAGGTTGCCGCCCTAACAGCTGGCCGACAAGCAAAGCAAATGTCGTTTGGAAGCACAAGGTTTTGGAATACGCCCTGCACGGATTCGTCGTAAAGTCCAGCGTAAATATCTCGCTGGTCGACCACATCCTCGCGATTTGCGCTTGTGAAGGAGTTAAGCCTTTTGGAAAACAACGCCTCATTTAGCACCTCCACCAGCGCGGCGTAAACCATAGCGCGTTTAAGCCTGTGGGCGTATTGGCATAGCACAGCTTCGTAGTCGCAGGACAGCGCATAAGTGGCCGAAACGCCATTAATATGTCCGAGGCTTGTAGCGGTGGCATCCGTGTAAGGTCCGCCCGTTGTAAACGCGGTAGTTTGCGCGTAAACATTTTTTCCGGCAGGCTCCCACTTAGTTCCACATTCCCGACATCCGCCGTAAGTGATTGCACCATCGTAGCTGCCATTGTCGGCAGGTGCAAGTATAGCTATGTCCATAGCTTGCCCCATGCTTCTTATGGCAAGGTTTGCGTCAATCGTTGCATAGCCTCCAGCCACGCTTGTAAATGGGTAGGTGGCCAAGATAGCCCCCTGCAACAAGTCCACCACAATGACCGAGGATGAAACCCCGACAGGCCAAAACACCTTAATCTGGTCAATATTTAGCTGTGTAAATGCCGATCCGTTTGCGGTTACTCTTATGCCTGCGTGTTTCCCTGCGCTTGCTGTGCGTATGCGTTTGCCGTCTTGATACATACCAATATTGCCCCTGCCAATAATGGAGGGTGCGCTAATCTTGGATGTAATCGCGGTTCGCCAGTCGTCCTCTAAGCGCATGGCAGCACGAAGCGCGGCCGCGTTAAATACATCCGTGGTAGCGGGTTTCTCATCCGTTGTTAGGTAGCCTAACAGCGAACTATTCCACCCCGGCATATCATTAATGTATAGCTTGCCAGCTACCCGCGTGCCGCATTCGTCAAGTCCGATTAATTCCGTTAGGCAGTTCATCTTCCGCAGGTGCTACATGGTTTGGCTGGGCGTGGCTTGGTAACGGTTGTAGGGGTGTAAGTTTTTTTAGTGGCCATGATTTCAGGATTACTTCGCTAAGGTACAAAAAAAATAGGGGCAGCCGAAGCCACCCCCATTCTAACCGAACACACACGATTTTAGATAACCTCGAACTCAAGTAAGCCGTTAACACCTTCCATGCGGTCTCCCACTTGGAACATATCGTTAGGCAAGAAAGCTGTGTCGAAGTTGTAGGCCAAACCGAAATTCCATTGACGGCTGCTACCGGAACAAGCGTACTCGGCGTAGTAGTCAAACATTACTGGAAGTTCGGGGTGCATGATAACGCCTTGCTTTAAAGCGTTGTCATCAATTACCCGTGGGTTTCCGTCTGCACCAGCAAACTCGTTGAAAGATAGCAACTGAATTGCACCGGGCATCATACCCAAGAAAAACTCCTTACCACCCAAAGCGGAAGCCATTTTGCGGGAATAACCATAGTTAATGCCAGCGTTTTGACGAAGGATTTCAGGTTGCACGCCGAGGTCGTTTTCGCCAGTAGAGGCTTGCAAAGCGTTGGCATATTTCCAAAGGTCTTCGCCACCAAGTGCCACGATAGGGCCGTTGTATTCGTTGGCGGTAAACTCATACTTAACGACATTGGAAAGGTCGTAAGAGATAGTGCCGTTGGTGTTGAAAGCTGTACCTTGCTTTAAGGTAGAAGTTCCAGCAGGGTTCCCGGCGTCCACATCAGAAGCAAAGAAACCAAGGTTAAGTGCGATTTGCGCAGCAACATAGGTTTCGGCACGCTCAAGAAGCACGTTCATGTTCTTAAGGATTTGGCGGGCGATGTAGTCTTGGTCGGCTTCACAGCGCTCTTCCAAGGTTTGCATATCCACACTCCACTTGATGTTGAAACCATCGGAAGGTGCAACGTCATAAGTTTTGGAAAGTTCGCCGGAAGTTGAACCACCACCACAAACGATGCGGCCACCGCTATCCACGATAGATTCTAAGAAACGTTGCTCATAGATAACCTCTACGGCGCGGCGTTTGCCATTGTTTGACACGATGCGCTGAATGGTATCGCGGCGGTTGATTTCGGAAAGCAACACCTGCATAAGGGTTGTTTGGTCGGCTCTCAAGTTGTTGTAAGCCCACGTGTTTGCCAAGGATTCCTGTACGGCATTACACGCAATTAAAGTAGATGCGTATGACATTGATTTGGATTTAAAATTTTACGGGTGCGTGATTTGGGTGCGGTCGCCACCGCCTTGCGTATTTGGGCGCGGTCGCCACCGCCGCTACAAATATAGTTAAAAAATGTTAAACCAAAATTATAGTGCAAAAAAAAGCCTCCGGTTAGGGAGGCTGTGAAATATGGCGCGGTTTACGCCTTAGGCTTTAGCTTTTCGGCAAACGCCAGCCGCTCGGCTCGCTTCTCCGCGTGCTTGTCTGCGGGGTCAATGGTTACCCGTTGGTTTCCCCCTGCTTGGTTTACTTCCTTCCACAGCTTTGCCGCTTTGGCTTCCTGTTGGAAGATTTGGTCGGCGGTCGCATGGGATGTGCCAATTTTCACAAGGTTTCCATCTTTGTCGTATGCCATTAGCTTTCCCGCTTCCTCCTTAAATTCGTACTTCGCGGAAATGTCCAAGTACAGCCCCTTCTTGGCGTACTCGTTGGCCTGCTCACTCCAATTGATCCGGTTGTAGGTTTCGGTAATCTTTGCGTTTAGCCTTTCTTTGCCAAGTTCCTCAAACGCTTTTTCGCGCGCGGTGGCAGCATCTGCCTTTGCGGCTTCGGCGGCGGCGTTGGCCTGCTCCAATAGCCCGGCAAGGTCATCTGCTTTCTTTTGGAGTTTAGCAATTTCAGCTGTGCCAGCCCCCTCTTTTTTAGCGGCATCAACGAGCGCGGCCATGTCCGCAAACTTGGAGGCTAATTTTTCGGCCATTTGGTCGCCTTTAAGCCCTTTGGCGTCTTCACCAAGCAAAGGCTTTAGCTTGGTTTCCATTGTTCCCATAGCTTTACCAAAGGCCGCGTCCACCTCTTTTTTATGTAGGCTAACATCAACGTATTTTTCGCCCAGCTTAGTGGTCAATAAATCCGCGCTTAGGGTTTCTCCCTCGGCCAATTCAATGCCAAGGGTTTTTAAGATTTCAGTTGCTTCCATTATTCGGGTGTGTTGGTTTGGTCGTAGCCTTGTGGCTCAATGATTTCTTGCTGTGCTTTGGCTTTGCCTTTTGGCTTTTCGGCGGCTTCGGCGATTTTGCGCAGGCGTGCGATTTCGGCTTCCTTCTCCATGAGTTCCATTTGCAGTTCCGCTTCGCGTGAAACGCCTCCACGTCTGCCGTCTTCAATGCTTTGGATTGTTGCAGGGTCAAAGCCATAGGGCGCATAATTGCCCGCTTCGTAGTCGGCTTTAATCATGTAGCCGTTACGCCCAAAGTCCGCCAGCCATTTATTGAAGGGCTGCGAGCCTACTTGTTTTAACTCCATGTGCGCGAAGGTTTTTTCGCTTCCGAAATCGCGGGGTCTAAGCCGCTCGGTTGGCCTTAAGGCTTTCCGGTGTGCCACTCTTACGAGTACAACGCTTGGTGTGTTCATATGTGTGTATTAAAGGTTTAAATCTTGCACGCCGTCTACCACCGATTGAGTAGCGTTTGGTGTTCCTAATTGTGCGCGGGCTTGTTCCTCGGTTAGTCCAAACCTATCCATTACCAGCGACACCGCCGCGTCAAGGTCATACAAACCGGATGCCACCGCTTTAACTATTTCAATCATTCCGGTTAGTCCCCCAACGCTTCCGCGTAGTGCCCCTGTACTATCACCTCCGGCGGCGGCCATTGCAGCCCCTCCGTCAATCGCTGCGGCAGCAGGGTTAATGATTAGGTTGTCCACTTGTGCCAATGCCAATAGTACAGCGCGCTTGGCCGTGGTATCAAGTTCATCAAACCCTTCATCTTCAATGCGGGCTTGCTCTAAATACGTAGTAAAATTTTGGTGCAGCAATGCCTCCGGCGTGGAAATAGTTACACCAAGTCCTGCGCGCACTTGTAGGGCGTCCATGTACCACAGCTTATCGATTGCCATTTGCAGTTCAATGTCGGACATGGTTACTTTATCCGAGCCAAACCGCGTTTCTACCGCTTCCAAGGTCAAAGCCTTTTGGTAAGTGGCTGGCAGCCCCTCTTTTTTAGCCGTGGCAATTTCGGCGGTTATGCTTTCCGGTGTACGGAAGTTAAATGTTTTGGGATATGATATTTCTACCTGCGCAAAATCTGCCCCAAACCTCATGAAGCCAATAGCTTCAATCGCAAAACCTAACAATCCAAACAACTCACGCGCAAAGCCCGCCATAAATGTCTGCCACTCCTCTTTTTCCAGTTGTTTGCCCGTGGCCGTTTCGCTGGTGGCCTTGTCGGTATCAAAAAACATGGAAAAGGCTTTGTTTCGGTGTTTCTCGATTCGCTTGTCAAGGTACTCTAAAATAGTCGGGTCAGGCGCAACGAACTTTAACGGGTCTGTCGGTAGTTCGGTTGGCCCTGCGCCGGGTCGCGGGTCGCGTGCCAGCACCTCAATTACCGATGTTGGTCCCAAGGATTTTTTGCCGCTGCCTTTGCAGGAAGGACAAGACACATGGGCTTTTTCAATAGGCGACCAAACATTGCCACCGCCGCACGCGTTACCCTGCCCGTCGTTATAGTCGCACGGGTCTACCACCATAATGCGCACTGGAAAGGCTTGGGTGTGGATAGACACCTGCGATGTAGAGTTTATGCGGATGACTTCGTTTAGATCAGGTATAGCGGAAGCGAAAGAAGATTGATATACCACTTCACCGCCGATAATTTTAGACGGCCCTTTTAGCTTTGTGCAAGGTAGCCACCCCCACCCGTGAACGTATGCTGGTAAAAATTCATAAACGGGGTTTTTCTTTTCATCTTCGCCCACTTGCACGATGTCCATAATCATAGTGGTGTCGAAATAGCGAAATCTTAAGCCGTCATGCTTTTCGTTTTTTAGCGTGTCGATGTAGTGTTCATCCATGCTAACCAACACGAGTGCATGGCTGCGCTCTTTAAAGTATATGGTCTGAAATTCCTCGTAGATGCGCACCACGGGTGAAACGGCTTCCGTGTCGTCAATGCGCACGCCGTCTTCGGTTTCGTAGTAGTTGAGGCGCTCGGGTTCAACTACCATAAGTTTGTTTGGATAGTTGATTTTTTCCTCTCGGACAATATCCATGAAAAACGCCTCTACACTTTGGTAGATTGGGTAGTCCTCGTAGAAGTACTTTTTCTGGTCAGGATTCGACCATTTGATGTTGTAGTTCTGCTTGTTGCCTACCGCCTTGGTTTTGTTCAGCGCGCGCCCCCAATCGCTGTTGGTAACCGATTCGTAGAGGTGCATTTGATATTCCCATTCCTTCTCGTCTTGGTTGGGTGCTTTGGACTTTAATATGCCATACGGGAAATAATCCGCTTCCGCGTGTGGAGCAACCTTCTCGTGTTCCAAAATTGCCGCCTTATACCCTTCTGAAAAATCCGGCAAAGACGCAATCCATTGGCTGGTTTTAAACTTTGGGTCATAGGTTTGCGGGCGCGACCAAGCCTTAGATGCTTTCCACTTTTTTATCTTGGAAGTGGCCGCAGCCACTAATGAAACGACATCCATGCTTATGCTTTTTTGATTTCTTGAATTTGGCTTACGACTGACTTCACGCGCTTAATTAGCAGCTTAAACCTCTCCCACAAAGATACACCATAAACCGCCTCAAAATTTTCATCTATTGACTTGGCTTCAATGCTGCACAAAATTAAACCCATGGCTTTTGTCAGTACATAGGGCGTGGGAATGAAGCCTATAAGCACTTCGTTAAACATGGCCTTGTCCAAAAGGAAAAAAACCAACACGCTCCCGCAATAAACCAAGTTTTTTGTGGCTACTCTGGCCAACTTCGCCGAGCGTATTGACCGCCAGCCATTAAGTTTGATTGATTTTAGAATGCCTGTGAGCGTGTCAAGGGCTATAAAACCCCCAACCGCCAGCAAAACGGGTGCAACAGGTGCGAAAAAAGCTATAAGAAAAGCCGAAGCGGTGGCCATTAGTTTCATAATTACAAAGTTAATAAATAATTTGACCCTGATTTATCTCAAAGTTATACACTTGGAAGGTTTTATCGGGGTTTACCTCCACGATTGCCGCGCCATGCTTCCATTTTGTGAAGGCGAAGGGGCGGTATTTTGGTGAGAGGTCGCACAGGCAGCCCGTGGAGTAGCAGCGAGTTTCCTCACCCATGATGTTTGCCTCTCCGTGTTGGCTTCGCTGGTGGTAGTGGCCAGACAAAATCGAAGACTTAGCCCGCAAAAACAAACCGCGCGCAGGGTTTACGGGAGAAAACAGCGTTTCACCAAACTCATGCCCATGTATAACGGTCAAATTGCCAAACTGCGCACGCGTTCCAGATGCGATTAGTTCAATTCCAAGGTCATTTAGCCCCAGCACGTTTTCGAGTTTAAGCGCGTCAAGTTTTGCAAACTCCGGCGCATCCCGCATAATCTTCTTTTGCCACCGGTCTTCGTGGTTTCCGAGTTTGTAAAACACAGGCAGGCCAACTCCCGCCAACCCTTGGAGAAATTCGCGCACCATGTCCACTTCATCGTGCAGCCTGATAGCGTCTGGCTCTTTATCCCACCTCGAAATGTCCTTAAAGTCTACGATATCCCCGTTGAGGTAGATAGCATCCACGCCTTGTTCCATTCCGTAGTCTAACGCGGCCATTACCGCGTCATAAACATGGTAGGGTATATGTATGTCCGACAATATTAAAACCTTCTTTAGATGCTGCGGCAAGTGCCAAATAGTTGGCGTGTCGTTTTCTTCGCCCTTGGCCATGTAGTCGGCCATGTACTCGCTCACCTTCTTTTCCTCGCGCACCCATAGTTTGTTTTTAAATTCTTTTCGGTTCGATTCCCCTGACGCGCCTCTGTATTGTCTTATTCGCCCCCTTACGTTTTCAACTTCCTTTTCGGTTTGGTCAAAAACGTGCGGGTTTTCCTGCACTATTTTTTTGGCTAATGTGCGGTTGTTAAAATCGGAAGTCATGGACTTAATATAGTCCACGACAATTTCCCCTTTTTGGCTGTTTGGCATGGTGTTGATGTTGATTCCCTCCCAAAAGTAACCAAAAAAAGAAAGCCCATAAAACGGGGCTAAAACTTATGGGGTGTGTGGTTCTCGGAACAAGTCTTTAATGGCGGCAATCGGTATCGGGAAAATATGCCATGTGTCGCTTTCTCTTTTTTTGATATAAAGGTTCGGCTCGTTTAGGTTTGGGTGTGCCACCTGCACTGCAAGGTTTTCGTTTAGCTTCTTGGTGAGCGCAAAGCCTCCGTATCCGGTTTGCTTAAACTCTACGCCATCGTCAAGGTCAATGCGCTCAAAGCCTAAGTTAATGTAGTCTTGGTAGTTCATGTTGGTTTGTATTTCGCAATTAAAAAGAAAGCCGCAATTACTATTCCTGCAAACAAAAGGACTTTCCATATTGATATGTCCAGTTCCCGCCGCGTTTCGGTAGTCGTCTTGGCCGTATGCCTCTCCACCCATTTGATGGCCGCATCTTTGGCGGTGCATTCCATGTTAAGCCGCCCAGCCTCATCCATCCAGTAGCGTAGTTCCGCGCGTCCGCTGGTGTCTTGTTTTACGAAAACGCGGTTGGTTTGCATGAAGATAGTGTCGCGGTTGGTTATAGTGTGCGTAATTGTCGCACCCTGTATAACGCTATCCCGTTGGATTACATTGGTAATCGTTTCCGTTTTCGTTGTTGGCGGAAACATCTTGGAACATTGGCTTTCGGTGTAGCAGCTGGCCAATAAGGGTAAAAATATGAGTAGGTTTTTCATAAAGATGGGGTTGTTTATTTTGGGGTTAGGCGCAATGTTAACGCAGAACATCACAACACTTTTTATTCCACCTTGCAGTTCCAGTTAAGTTATCATCGGGTATTACCAAATACGAATACTGCGTTTCATCAATCACAGTTCCATCAAAAGTTTCATCTACATCTTTGGGATAAAATCTCACTCTAACAGCAGGTACAGAAACACTACCGATAACATCGGTTTGCCGCAAGGCGGGGTTTAGTTCTTCGTTTTTCATATCGTTTCCGAATGATAAATCACACCTTAACGGGTGCAATTATGGTTAATGAATGGTTTGTTGTGCGTTATCGTTTTTCCTTCGTTTCCCTCTCCACAAAAAACACCACGCCCTTTAGTTCGGCTTTTTCAAGCAGCCCATTAGTCAGCTTCATGTAGGCCATGATGTTGGCCACCCGTTCTAAAATAAAGTCAATGCTCAAGGCTTGCTCAACGCTTAGGCCATGCTTCCGGCCATATTGCCCCGCTTCCTCAATTACGCTGTTTCCCGCAATTAAAAACGCGTCATGGACTAAGCTGTAACCCCACTTCGTGGAGTTGAGGTAATCCGTTGCATCCTTCATTGGCGGATCGGCCACCCACTTCTTTGAGTTTGCCGCCTTATGCAATTCAACAACTATGTCGTTTATGTGTTTCATTTGTTCAACCGAATAAATTTAGACTTCATTAATTGGTGGCTCTTTAGCGGCGGCCAGCAACCATGCACCGCTTTATGTGCTGCGCTTAGCACCGCATCATACGCTTGGTATTGCCTCTTGAAAGCCGCGTTGGTTTCTCCGTATAGCCCCAACACGCGCACGCCTGCGTTGATAGCTTCGCCTGCGGTAGACCAACCCTTCCACCCAATGTTAAAGACAATAGGTTCGGGTGTTCCCGCTGCTTCGCATGGCAGCAAGCCAAGCTGCGCAAAGGCTACATTAAAAGCTAATTCATCGGGGAAAGCATTACCCCAAACGCGGCCATTAAACGCTGGTATAAAGTTCGCCCGCGCTTGCTCAAAAAACCTATCTGATGTTTCGTTTTTGGTCCAAACCAACAGCGAAGAATTAATCTCCGGCAGTAGCGCACCTTCGGGGATGGTGTAGGTTTTGCGGACTTCCGGCAGCGACATCCATTGGCATTTCCACTTCTCCGCTTCCACGGGTGTAAATTCGTTGGACACCGCGCCTATCTCACCAAACATGGCGGCCACATCTTCTAATGGCCCACAAGCGATTCCGTCTACATCCAAATAAATAGTGCGCTCGTAGGGCGTATAAAGGTTTAAATGCAGTTTAGCTTTGCCGGGTGCGAATTTGCCATTGTCCATGTAGTGGTCGGCCGGACGACAAGTAACATAAGACACGCCCTTGTTATACATAGGCTGCAAGTACATACCGGATGTAACTATCGTAATCGGTAGGTCAGGCGAGTAGTGGCGTATGCTGGTAACAAGGTTTTCCGCCCAATGCTGGTAGGTTCTGTTTGAACCAACTAAAAGTAAAAGTATGCCGGTGGTCATAAAATCGGTTTTGCTTGTTTTGCGGTTGCACCCGTAACGCTGTAAACGCGTGCGTTCGCGTGTATGTCGAGTAGTTTAATCATCACATCGTTGTGCGTCGAATAGTGGCTAAGATAGGCCATTTCCTCATTATCCGCCACCCAATTAACATTCTTTAAGACTTCGCTTATGTAGATTGAAATTGCCTGTTTTGACTGCCTTAACATTTGGTCGGGTTCACCAACGCCCGGCGGTAGTATTCCGAGCGATGCGTTGTAGATTTCGGTAATGCACATATCAAAAGCGAGCGCATGGCGGGTGGTTAGTTTGGTGAGTTGGTGTTTCATTTTAGCAATTCCAAAACATTGACATTTCGCGCTTGGGTGCATCCATATCCTTTTGGGAAACAAACGCCCTGCCATATACCTCAATCGGTGGCCATGCACTTTCCTCGCCCATGAAATAAAGCACATCATTCCAAAAGTTTGTTTTTTGCTTGTTGTCAATGCACAGCACGGAACACTCAAACGCATCGCGCATGGTGGCCACGTCTTCATCAGGTTCGCCGCTTGCCTCCAATATGGGTGCATATTCTTTAAGCGCAAGTTCGGCGTAAGGCTGGGGCATTTCCGACAGCCATTGTGTGATTGGTTTTTTCATGAAGCAAAGTTACACCACCGCCCCTTCCCTCCAAACTCCTTAACTTTTTTTAACTAAAAAAGGGGGCATTAAACCCCCTTCTTCGTGTGTGTGCGTTATTCCTTTTAGGCGAATACCCCAGCAGGTGCGTTATACAATGTTGGGAAGTCGTTCGGGTTACTCTCCCACATGAAGGAAACATTGTAAAGCTGAAATTCAGCGTCAATGTTGGAGGCTGGCATAGCCATAGCGCGCACGTCAGCGTAAGCCAAACGGATCTCGCTCTCGTTGGGGTTGTGCCACCCGATACCGCCGAAGGTCTGCGTGTTCAAAATCTCATAGAAGCTGTCGTTAGACGCGTTCACGTTGGCATCGGTCAACGCCAAGGTGTGGTTTAGCTTCATGAGAATTTCCTCTGGGCCTCTCTCGCGTGGGTTGGCCGCGTTTTCAGCTTCGGGGTTGGCGTACTGCCCTTTGATGTTCTTTACAATTACAACATCGTTAGACGCAAGTTTAGCCGCCCATTCTGCGGGGTCGGTGGGGTCAATGAAGGTTACGCCTTGTGCTAAGACAAAGACATCACCGATACCGCGCACGCGAAGTTCACCACATTGGTTCTCGCTGTACGCTGGGAGTGCATTAAGACAATAAGACATTTTTTTAAAGATTAAGGATTAACGTTAAACACTAAGGACAAATTTAACATTTTTTAAGATACAAATTACAATTACGCGGCGGGGTCGTCATCGGTAATATATCCCTTTCGTTTTGCGCGGGTGATTACGTCTTCAGGAACCAACGCCGTAGCAATAGGCACAAGTAAGTGGTTGCAGTTGTAGCCACCTCGCAGCGAAAATATAGTGTCTGCCGTGGTTGCTCTGTTTTTGCCGTCCCAATCAAGGTTTGCCCATTGCCGGATTTCCTGCGTGTGGTAAACTTTGCCCTTCCGGTGTAGGCAAAATTCGCGGCTATCCAAAGTATTTACGCCCGCATACTCATAAAACTCAAACCCCATAGCATCACCTACCGCGGTCATATACTGCGCATGGCCAACTGCAAAAATGTCCTTGGCGTTTTGCTTTGCGTAGCGTTCCATCCTGCCTTGGAAATCCTCGCTCCCTTCAATGTTTTGGCGTACGTTTCGGATCACGTCAGTAAATTTCTCCGAACGCGCCACCGCGTTGTTTAGGATTTCGCGGAAGGAAGGTAAAGCTGTGTCCACCGCGCCCTGCGTTAATAGCCGCGTGGCGTTTGTTTTCGCGTTGGCTAAGATAGCGTTTGCCGCGTCTGTAATGTTGGGCGTTATGCCGTAGGTGTCAAAAAGCCTTATGGTCATTTCCGCCATGAGGTCGTAGCCTCCAAGGTACTCCCGCAAAAACTCGCGGTACTTGGGTGAAAGGTACGCCGCCCGTAGGTCGTTTATTATGGTTTCAATTTGCCCGAAGTTGGCCGTGTTGGTTATCACGCTTCCGTCGGGGTTTAGTGCAAGGCTCGACAGGCTGCCGATAATTTTATCAAACGCCTCCCGCTGCACCCGCATTGTGCCTTTGGAAAGGGCGGCAGGAAAGTTGTCTATACCTTCCTGCAAGTCCTTAATTATTTGGTTCTGCTCCCGCGTCATCGCGTGTTGCGTAGGTTGTCTTGGTTGCGGAATTGCACCTCTGTTGTAGCGCGCGCTAATTCGTAGCTGTCTGACCAATCCGGCTGGTATTCTGAAATCCGCATTACCCTTACACCATCTACGCGGCAATCGCTATGCGCTAAGGCGGTGGACAAGACCATGTGGTAGTACGCTGGTGCGGGCCCTTGGTTGAAGTCGGCAACTCTTAGGCCATCATGGTATGGGTTGTTTCCGATACCGCGGCCTGATTTGAACACCGACAAGCTGTTGTCCCGTAAGGTTTGGTTAATTATGCGCGCAGTGTTCCGCGTGAAGTTCCGGTATAGCGGGTCAAACTCATAGTTTAAGCCGTAGGCGTTTGAATCGTTCCGGTATGAAATCTCGGTAGTACATCCCTGTGGACAAAGTTTGAAGCACTCGCTAAGGGCGTAGTAAGGCGTGGACACCTCGCATACCGCCAAGGATACCGAACTTATGCAGCCGTATAAGTTAAGGTCATTAAACCCTATTGAAAAGTTGGTGTAGGCTTCATCTGCCGTAAAGCTAAAGGTGTATGTTCCACTACTACTGCTTGCTGGGATTGTGCCAATTAATAATGCAGGCCCTTCTACAATATCCACGCCTATTTGCGCAAAATCACCAATCCCTGTTGTAACCCCGCAAACCTCAATGGTAACGCAATACTCTCGGCCTACTTCCAAAGGACATAATAAAGAAGTTCCCGCCCCTGCAAATGGTGCGCTTGTTTCGGTGAAACACATACCACAACACTCACCCTCACATGGGTCGAAAAGCCCATCTGTATAGTTCCAGTTTGCCTCTGGGTTTTCAAATGTCGGGTCGCTAATCAACTCACCCTCACATTCGGGCGGGTTTCCTTCATCAATTAGTGCCAAACGAACGCACCCGCATTCCTCGGTGAAATCACCCCAAGTTCCTTGGTAAACCACATTCCCCGTAAACATAGCGGTGTCGCTGGCGGAATCGCCATAGGTTATCGTTTGGCCGCCTATGACGTTGCCTGCAAGGTCAAGGGCTACGAGGGAGTAGGAGTCGTTGACTTCGTAGATTTCCAAGGAAAACAGGTCAATCGTTCCCGAAAAGTCTACGCTGACAATGAAGGAAAAGGTGGTTACGAAAAGCGGCTGCCCCCAAACGTAAAATTCAAACTCACCTGCGCTTGCAATGGTGTATGTTGCAAGCGGGCCACTCGGCCCATTGACCACCACATCAAAACTACCATAGTTGTATTGAGGCACTCTTAGCGTAACCCTGTTCCACTTGTTTGGCCTTATCATAGGTGATAATGGCGAAGGGTTAGACGCTTCTAATGTACTTGGCCCACCACCCGCATACTGCACAATGTAACCAATGCCACTACTGAAATCTAAACTCCAGCCTGCCGTGTTTACCCTTGTTCTGAAAATCACATAAGGCTCGCTCGCGCTTGTGAAAATGTTTGCGTTTAGGCTTAACTGCGTAGCACTATCTACGGCGGTAATCCATGCGCTTTGCCCCGTTGCCGTATTTAATACCAAAAGGTTAAATGGAAACGCGCCCGGCGTAGTGCTAAACGTGGCCGTGCTGTCAATAAGTTTATTTGACGCGGTACTTGTTACGGTTGCAGTCCTAAATACATTTCCCTCCCACAAGTTACTACCCACCTCACTCGCTTTCCATTGCACGTTTACCGCGTCCCCCAACTCCGCCACCTGACACCAGTTCGCACCAAACACGCGGCACTTACCTAAAATCTTGTCGTACAGCGTTGTTTCCTCATCCGTAAAGTTATCTGCTATGCTGTCTGTATTAGGCTCTACCAACCGAAAAACAACCGGTTGATAATCCAATAATCTTATGTCCCTACGTGGCATTATTCGTTAAGTAAGTTGGTGTTAAAATCAATATTGCGCTGCATGGTGGCAGTTATTGCCCCGTCGCTAATGTTCCTTACAATCTCTCTTATCCGCGCTGTAATCGCTTTATTTTGGCCAAAGTGCAGCACGCACCCAACATAAGGGTTGGCTTTAATATTGTTCCATGTCGCGCCGTCCACATACCCCGTTACCTCATCTATAATTGCCTCCACCTGCGTTGGGCTTGCGGTGGCCACCAGCCCCCCTGCGTCCGGCGTTGTTAGCGTTCTAAAGAATGTGCGATATGCCGCCCTTAACGCGCCGTTTGCCCCGTTGAATGAGTTGTAGGCCACATCAAAAACGCGGTAGGTTGTGCCGTTTGCCGGGAAACCAAAGTGAGCCTTGGATATGACCACCACCGCATAATCTGAAACGGCCATGTTAAACACCGCATCCACCACTACCTCAACAGTTGGTGGCACGCTGCTTGGTGTTACATATCGCGTTTGACTTGATAAGTTTATTATGTTTCCGGTTGTGTCATAGTGGATAATAGAAACAACATAAAGTGCTGTATCTTGGAATGATGAAGGGGTTAAATCCGCGATGTTTATTTTAGTTCTAAACCCATAAATGCCACCCGCCGCCGCCGGAATAGTAAACCTACCCGTGGCCGGGTTATATCCGCCACCGGAGTTGAATGCTGGCGGTACAGCGTCCTCTGGGAAGTCAATAAGTTTATGCGTCCAGTTTGGGTCTGACCAAGGCGGCGTAGTGGTCAAAGTTGGAAACGCCGTAGCCTCAATGTAATTATTTACCATTGGCTGAAACACCAGCCCCGCATCAAATGCCTGTGAACCCTGAATGGCCACCTGCAAAACCGAACCCGGTATCATTGCAATATAGCGTTGGATAACGGAGTAGTTATTTATGTCCACGTTATACGCGCCTATGTTTGGCCCACCAACCGCCGGGTTAGGCGCGTCCGTAATTTTTAGGCGTGCTTGGTTTGAGCTTGTGAAGCACACGAAAAACACCTCTTGGTCATATTCCGTGTCGTTTTCAAAAACCTGATAATCTTGGTTTCCTAAAAATATGTTTTGTTCCGTTGGTATGGTTATGCCCGCTGGCGCACCTACCGCGCACGCTAACTTAGAAGTATAATTAACCGCCAACATACCCGTGCTTACGTTGTTGGTGTCAAACTCCCGCGCGGCATTGTCTTCCAATACAAACGCGGTCGGCACCGCTATCTGCCTACCCCGAACCAATACAAACGGCGTAAGTTCATGACCACCCCTAAGGCGTACAGGCAAAGCCCTCTTAATACTATTGGATGAAATAATTAGCTTTTTCATCCGAAGATCAAGCAGCGCATCTTCTGCCGCGCTCAACCCCGCCGTATATTCGTCTTGGGTGTGGTAAAAAACCGATTGCTCCGGCACAAAGCCCCTGTCCTGTCGGGAACACCCTACGAAAATCCGGTTGTATAAAACGCTTTTATCAATGCTTTCGGTAAGTTCTAACGCTTCAATCTCTGGGTTTTGCCCCTGTCTAATAAAGAAGTCGTAAGGCTCTACGCGCACGCGCGGGCGGTCGCCCACGTAGTCAATAGTAAACCATACATTAAATATGCGGTTTAGGTCAAGAAAAAAATCATCCCAAGATATGCGCGGCGAAACCCCTGTTGTGTTCCTTAACTGCTCCCCCGAAAAAATACCGGTGAAGCCAAAGAAGTTAGCAGGGTTGGTATAGTCGAAAAAATCCGAATGGAACAACAACTGGCCATCTGACATAAACTCCACAAGATACTTTAGGGCGTCGTAAGTATAATAACCATCGGTTAGGTTCATGGTTATTGTGCCGCCGCTGCCACCAGCATAGGTGCTGTTTGTGTTGTTGTAATTCGTTATCTCGAAAAAGTCAAACTGATTAATGGTAGGCGAAGGTATAAACGTACCCGTTACGCTTAGGTTTACACCTATGGTTGCCTCCACCTTTCGGTTGGCTTCAATGTACCTAACAAAGTTTAGGTCGGTCAGTTCGCAATCCGCTTGCTTTTTGACCATATCAAAGGTGATATTCTTTGACTGAATCTCACCCGAAAAAATCCGCGTCCACACGCCAGTACTTGGGTCTTGTTCCGAAATCTGAACCAAAAAAGAAGTAAAAACCTTCTGCCGGAAATTGGCTCTCACATAATCGTAACTTTCACCAGTTAGGGTTATGCTTCCGTTTACCTCGGTTAGAAAGCCCTTTAATTCATCGCTGCGATATAAACGCTCCTCAACGCTTTCAAGGTTAATAACTGAATCGGTAAAGTCTTGGCTGTCGATTATTATGCGGACGTTCATAGCCGCTAAGTTACGAATAATAACGCTTCCTGCTTTGCCGTTTAGGGTTGGTGTTTTCCACAATTGCCTCCAGCGCGCCCGTCTGCCTGCGGGCTTGGGAGTATAGCCGGAAATCGTCGAATCCGGCTACGTTTTGCCCCGTGATACCGAACGCTTCCATGCGTGCTGCTGCTGCGCTCGCGGCTTGCTCCTCCAGCTGTGGGATAACGTAGTTCCGGAAAATATAATCGTCTAAGTTTCCATTAATCCACGCGCGTGCAAGTCCCGGGTGCTTCGCGTTTTCGGCGGTTGGTATAATCGCCTCCCCCTCATTCGCCATAATTGGAATAGTGTCTATGCCGCGCGGGTTGCCGCCGCGTTCGAGGTATGGCGTACCGGTATTGTAAGACTCAAATTGTGGTAACTCCGGCGCGTTTGCGCTGTTCACACTTGATGCAATACTCGCAAAAACCGATGTAACACTTGCCACCACCGTTGCTATTTCCGCAATCAAAGCAAAACCGGATAAGCCCCCCGCTGAAATCTTCGTCAATGCGTTTGCGATAGTTTGGCCTTTGGCAATGGCTATTTCGGCAATGGCTAACGCCTTTGAAAACTCGGCAAATTGTTGGCTGTTCCTTCCGGTTATTGCCATAATATTTGTAAGCGTTTCGCCGAATAGTTGGGTGCTTTGGAGGATTGAATCGGTTAGTTGCTGTGCCGCTTTCTTTCGCTCTTCGTCCAACTTGTTAGCCCTGTCCTTGGCCGCCGTGTTATACTCTTCGTCGAGTTTGTCCTTTCGTTTTAAAAACTCTTCATATGTAATAACCTCCCTATTTAGCCTATCAAGAAGTTGGTTGTATTGTTCGTCATAAGCAATAACATAATCTTCATCCTCCTGCTTTAAAAACTCCATCCGTTCCGCCGCCCGCTTTTTCTCGGCTTCGCGCTCCTTGTTTAGCGCATCAATTCGCGCCAATTCTTTAAGATTTGCATACTTTTTTTGGATTTCTAAAACCTCCAATTCCGATGCCTCTTGCAATGCCGCCAATACCGCCGCGTATCTGCGCCCCTCGGCGGTAGAATCATTCGCGTATTGCTTGGCCAAATCTATCTGCGCTTTGTACTTTTTTTCGACCGCCAACAATTCTTGGTCTTGTGCGCTTAGGCTGGCCTCCAATATTTCGTAGTTTGCATCCTGCACCGCCTTTTCCAAATCCTCCAGTTGCTTCATGCGATCTTCGTAGGCTTTTTGCGCGGCCTTCTTTCTTTCTTCGGCTTTCTTGTCTGCCTCCGTAGTGTCTGGAACGGGAACGGCTGGTGCTGTTGCACCTGCTGGGGCTTGTACCCCCTGCTGGCTAAGTTCATCAATTAACGCCTTTACACGCTCAAGTTCTTTTCGGGTTTCAAACAATCCGGTGTCTGCTCCACGCGTTCCCGCATTCGTCAATAAAAATATTGAAGTTAATACGCCAAGCCTATCTTCACTTTGTTCTTTAAGTTGCTGTTCAAGCTCAACCTGCTTTTGAATAGCCGCTTCTAAACGCGCCTCCTGTAACCTTATTTCAATTTTTCGCTTATACTCATCATTCAGTTTTCGTTGCGCACTTTCCAACATTCCAAGGTTGGCAATTTCGCTGCCTTGGTTAGACAAGGTTGTACCATATTTAGCATTAATTTCATCAACCAGCTTGTTCCTTTCCTCGCTCTCTGGGTTGGTTTTTTTCAACGCCTCAAAGAGGTTGTTCATTTCGATTTGCTCTTTCCGCAAACCCTGTGTGGCCTTTTGTGCTGAATCCTCAATGTCATCTAACGCCTCGGACATTCCAAGCATGGACTTTACCACGGGCGTAGCATAAACCGCGAGTGCTGTCATGGCCGACAATAACAACCCCAACGGGTTAGCCATAACCGCGCGACCAAGCCCAACCACCGCGCCCCTCATTCCCTTAATTGCCCCCGTTGCTCCGCCAATGCCTTGAATAAACGCACCAAATTTAAACGCCCCAAATGCCAATCCCGCCACGCCTATCGCTTTTGCAAACTCTAAAACCGTGTCGGGGTCTAAGCCCTCCAGCATATCCCCCGCCAAGTCTACAATCTTTTCAAAAACGGGTGCAAGTTTTTGGCCTAACTCTACTTGGAAGTCAGAAAATTGTGCGCTTAAAACCTTTTGTTTATTCGACAAGCTGTCAATGGTTCTACCCATATCCCCTTGCTGAATGCCCGTCTGCTTGTAAATCAAAGCCTGCGCCGCCAATACTTTGTTTTGAGGGGTGAGGGCTTCTTTTACACTACCTATAAGGTTCATTTTTAAGGCTTCCGCCCTCATGCTGGCGTCATCCAATAGTACGCCATAGGCGCGTATAGGCTCGGTTTCTCCGCGCAATGCCGCCCCAATCGCTTGTATAGCCTGTTCCGGCGAAGTATTGTTAAAGGACGCCATGTCAGAGGCTAACTCCGTAAGCCCTGTACTAAAATCCGCAAGCCCATCGCCGCTTAGTCCTGCACTCTTTCCGAAAATAGCAAACGTGGAAGCCGCGTCTAAAGCCTGTTGTTTGCTTTGCCCCAACCTTGTGGCTGCCGTATCTGCCCATGCTTCAATATCCCCTGATGTGTTTCCAAAAATAACGCCAACCTTGGACAAGGTTTCACCCATGTTTGCCGCTGCGTCAATGCTGGCGCGCGTAAAGCTAATTATCTCCTGCGCCCCAAACGCTATACCCATTGTAGCGGCAAAGGAGGTCAGCTGCGACTTTAAAGAGTTTATCCCACCACCCGCGCTTTCCGCGCCTTTGCGCACGTCGTCAAAGCCCTTCTTTCCGTCTTTTGCGACTTGCTTCAACTCCTTATCCATCGCGTCTAACCGCGCGGTCAATTCACGTATTTCGGTTTGCGCTTGTCCTGTTTGCAGCTCAAACCGCGCTATGATATTATCTATGGCCATATAGCAAATTTAACGATTTTTAACACGCGCTTCCCGTGGCGCTTACTACCTTTGGTGCATGGAACTAAAAGCCCGCATATTCTACGCCGTTTGCGATGCCGCCGGAAACCTTGGTGGGGACACACGCAAATACACCATCAAAGGCGCGGCAATGTACTTCATGAACCGCTACTTAGGTTGTAATAACCATGCACTTGTTACCCCGCACACCTACCCACAAGGCGGCATTTGTCAATCTGAACTGCAAAAGTTCCGGACTAAATTAGCCAACAACCCATACCTAATTTCCGATTTGTGTACCGCCAATGCGCTGCTGTTCACCTTGGAAAAGCACTACATCCAAAACGGCAAACGTCCTTTAGCGGCGTTTAGTCCTCGCCTTGGCCTGCGCTAATTCCGCCTCCGCCTTTTCGTTTTCCTTGGCCTTGCGCTTGTATGCCACCAGCACGTCATCAATAGTGCCGTCAATCAGCAACCGGTACGCGCTTAAATCGCCGCCAGCCAAGATTAAGAGGAACTCTTTGTAGCTTTGTTCTTGGCGAAAAATCCGCCCCCTGATTTCAGCGTCTTGAAGTCGCTTAACCTTGCGTCGCTCTCCCGCAACATCCTGTCCGCCACCGCCGCCAATGCTTGCCAATGCGATGCTAATTGCTCGAAGTTGGGAATAAACTGCGCCAAGCCAATCTTCAAAAAAAAACCATGGTCTGTGATGTGGCCGCGCAAAACCGCCACCTTCTCCTCATGGATTTGCTTGTCGAATTTAGCCGGGTCTTCATCATCCCTAATTAGGCACACCGCCCCAATGTCGCATAGCACGCGCGTGTGGATTGGCAATTCCTTATGGCGGAACTTAATTTCGTCAATGAGGTACCCTATTTCCTTTTTTGCCTGCACCTGCGTTGCCTCCCTTGGGCTTAACAGATCCGAGTAAGCCTTTTCCAACAACTCGACAAACACCCCTTGGTCTTCATCGCTTAACCGCGCTTGGTGTTCTTGGATGTGGGTTTGCAGGATTAAGTACCTTTCGTTCGGTATGTCCTGCGCCACGGGGAACTTATAGTACCCATGCTCACCTTCCTTGAATAGCAACTCCAGCTTATCCTTGTAATTCGGAAAGCTAAAGTTTGGCATAGCCGCCGCATATGCGCGGGGGAACGCCCTGTAAAGCAATCGGAAAATCATTTGGAGGATGTGCCAACCATTAACGCTGACAGCACCATAGCGGTGCAGCCGTGCGCAAAAATAGCCCACATAGCAAACGGCATGGCCAACGGACCCGCCAATGCAAAAATATCCTCGACCTGCGCGACGCAATGCAGAAACCCAGCAAGGACACCCCACCAAAAAGCATTGCAGTACACGCATCCAATCAAGGGCTTGTAAACATACTTCGGCAGGGCTTCCCGCAGGTACTTATCCAATGGTTCTAAAATCATTCCCTCCCAGCGCGCAATGTAAACGGCCATAGCCATTATTGCAGAAGCAAAGGAAAACAATCCAATGTCAATTAACTTCATGTTAGTGGTGTTAGTGTTTGGTTATTCGGTGTGTTGTTCGTCCTAACAAAGTTAAGCAAAAAACAATCATAAGAATTTCCATCCACTAAAATAGGCTGCGTATCGTAAAGGCTATCCACCGCCAAGGTCATCCACATCCGGTACACGTTGGCAGGGTTGACGCGTTGCAGCGCGGTTGGGTCAATGGCCACCACCAAGGTATTGTCAACCGTTACCTGTGCGCTGCTTACATACCCCGTTGCGAGGTTTTCCAAGTACACTCGGTAAGTGCCCGCGCCAGTGGCAGTACCCAAAGTTAGTGTAGTACCCGCCGCGCAGCTTGGCATGGCCAAACATTCGGCGGGAGTACATGAGGCTAAGCAACTACTCATTGGGCGGCGTGTTGGGCGTTTGGCTTGACTCCAATGTGGCCACCGCTTGCATGTACTCGCTTACGTCTTCGTAGGCAGTTCCGTTTTCGCCGTCAATAAGTACGGCGTAATCTTCGGGGATTTGTGGCCTGTTAGGTTCAGCCCATGTTATTTGTTCAGGCATAGCTTAGCGAATTGTAAGGTTTCAGATGATGTTGTTACGTTCATCTGCGTGGTGATAACAAAATAATAGGTCAGGTTAGGGTTAAAGGTTATAGGCGTTGTGCTAACCAAAGATTGGGTGTTAAGGTTGCCTAAAACAGCACCCGCCGCATTTACATCCCTTGGAACAACCAACCCTACGCTGTTTCTGAAATACCTAAAAAAGAATGGGAATGAAGTGTTGGAGTTAAACCCGCTTCCATATTCCAGCACCTTAACAGGGCTTCCAGTTAAGTTGTTTGCCGTGTTTATATAAATTCGGATTGTAGACGAATGCCCCGCCGCGCCCTTGCTCAAATTAAAGTGCAATTCATACATCGCGCCAACTAAGTTTTTTGCCCCCTGCACCAGTAGGTTGGT